GGGCTCATCCACCGAGCGGCTCCACTCCTCGCAGGTGAACTTGGCCGCAGTGCCTGCAGGGGTGGTCCACTCAAAGGCGTGCACACCCCCGCGAGCACGCAAAAACGCATCGATGGCACCGGCATCATGCGTGGTGCATCCACGAAACTCCAGCGTCCAGACCTCGGCTTGGCTGTGGATGCCAAAGGCCAGGCGCTGCTCATAGCCATCCCCAAAAGCCACACGGCGAACATTGGGCCGCATGGCCAGACTGGCACCCAAGGAAGGGATCCATGTGAATACAGCCATTTACAAAGCCCTCCTGCTGTCGAGCAAACCACCGGCCCGCTTTTGCGCGAGCAACTCCTGGCGTACCGCATTGGCCACTGCCTGACCCAGGTCACGACCGCCAACGTTGTCGCCTCGTGTGGAGGCACCTGCATCGGAGACGTTCACGGAAATGTTGAATACGGTGCCCGACCCCAAGCCGGCACCCGCAGCGCCACCGCTCATGGTCACGGGAATGGTCCGCCCATCGGGCAACGGCACATAGGCCTCTGGCCTCGAGCCTTCGCCAAACACCGCCAGTTGCGGCGAATTGGCAATCCCTCCGCTGGCGTAGCCCCGCAGAGGAACTGACAGTGGCAGTGGTCCCTCTGCCGTCATGACCCCGCCATCGGCAAAGCCAAAGAAGCTGCTCATGGCTTTGGCCAGGGGCAAGGTAATGGCGCGCTGGATCTGGATGCGGACCAGGTCCGAGATGATGGAGTTCGCCAGCGACCTGAAGTCGAGCTTGCCCGTCATCACAAATCCCACCAGCGCATCCGTCATGCCGTTGAAAGCGCGGATGGTGGCCGCTTCCATTTGCTTGCCAATTTGCTCGGCTTCCTCGGCCACAGCGCGCAGGCCTTTGGCAAATCCGGCCTCGGGGTCCGAGAGCTCCTTGGCCCGCTGCGTCAACAGCTGAGAACCGTCTGCCGCCTGGCGCGCAGCTTCCTCGATTTTTTGGAGGGCGTCGGCGAGCTTTTTGTTGCCGGGGGCGGCGTCTGCCAGCGCACGCGCCTGCTGGGCCAGGGTTGCCAGCTGGTTGGCACTTGCCTGCCTGGCCTCAGCCAAACGGCTCAGCGAGTCCAGCTCGCTGATGGAGCCGGTCTCTCGCAGCGTCTTGATCTGCTCTTCGCTCGCACGCAACTGGGCCTGGCCACGCGAGGCCTGCTCTTGCAGATCCTTGAGCGATTCACCCGGCAAGCGGATCTGGCGCTCCAGGTCTGACTGCTGGGCGTCACGCTCGAGCTTTTGACGCTTGAGGGCGATTTCCGCGAGTTTGTCTTGAAGCTTGAGTTTGTCTTGACTGGTTTTCGCGACCGTCTCCAAGCCACGGCGCAAAACGGCTTCTTCATCCGAGGACAAGGCAGAGAGCTTTTGCGTGAAGTCCTGCTGGGCCGCCAGGCGGGCCTCACTGGCTTCCTTGAAACTCAGGTAGCCCTGGTTTTCATAAAGATCGATGATGCGTTGGCGATCCTTGAGGATGCCGGACTCCACATCCACCAAGGCTTGCAGGCGCTTGAGCTCACTGTCGATGCCTGCCATGGCCGTGGCTGTGACGGCCGTGGTGGCGGTGCTGTAGTTCAGGCGCTTGCGGGGAGCCGGTGCAGTCGTTTCGGTGCTGCTCGCGTCAGTGGCTTTGCGGATGTCATCAAAGCGCTTGGTGACCGCATCGGCCAAGAGTGGCATGTCCCACAGTTCGACGTAGTTCTGATTTGCCTGCTCGACGATCGCGTTGCGCTTGTCCAGCGCCGCCTTGAGGCGTGCACGGTTCTCTTCAGAGAACGGATTGAGTCCCTCGCCTCCCGCTAAAAATGTCCCGGCCAGTTCGATGTCTGTCCACACCGCCTGGAAACTGCCAATCACCGACTTGATGGTCTGACCGATGCCACGCAGGGCGTCGATGACCACGGCGATGGCGTACGCCGTGTTCTGCCCCCAGGTGGTGAGCGAACCATCGGTGCGCAGACGCTGGATACCGCCCACTGCATCGTCAGTGCCAAACAGCACCTGTTTGAGCTCCTGCGCCAGCACGGTCATGGACGGAATGGCGGCCGTGACCAGGGTCTGCGCTACAAAACCCGACTCGGCTTTCATGCGAGCCAGCGCCTTGGAGGCGTTGTCCGCTTCCTCGATCTGCTGGGCCGTGAGGCGGATGTTCAGGTCCTGGTTTTCTGCGAGGTCTTTGAGGAAGGGCAGCATGGACGCGCCCGACTTTCCAAAAAGCTCCATGGCCAAGGCCGTCTTGCCTGCACCATCCTCAAATTCGGACAGCTTCAAGGCAACATCGTTCATGACCTCGGCTGGATCGCGCAGGTTACCGCTCGCGTCCTTGGCGCGGACACCCAGAAACTGAAGCGCCTTGGTGGCACCCGCCGTCTCATCGTCCACGCCAGCCAGGCCCTTGGAGAGTTTGGCCAGACTCCAGCCAATTGCGTCCATGGCAGTGCCCGAGATGGTGGCCACGGGTGCAAAGCCCGACAGCGCTGTGGCGCTTGCTCCAGTTTGCTCAGCCAGGCCCTGCAGCGCAGCCGAGGTCTCCAGGGTTTGGACGACAAAGTCGCGCAACGCGGCCACCGAAGTGGTGCCAATGACTACCGCAAAGGCTGTTCGGGCAACGCTTGCAACTTGCTGCAGCGAGGCTTTCATCTCCGAGGCGTGCTTGTCCAGTAAACGCGCACTGCGTCCGAGATCGGCCTGAAACTCGGCAGTATCGGCAGCAAGTTTGATGACCAGTGAGCCGACATCAGCCATTGGGGTGTTTTACCTTTTGATCCGGTCTTTTGATCCGGTGCGAGAACATGGCTTTGAAGCGTTCGATGTTCAGCCTTGATGCATCCAGCTCAGAGGCCTTGGGCTGATCTGAGCGGCGCTCCTTGTGGTGCTTATCCACAAAGGGCATGAAGTCCTCTGGTGTAAAGGGCTTGCCCTCTTTGCTGCGGTGGGCGTTGGCCAAGGTGGACGCCACGATGGCCGAGCGCAAGTCCGCCCGAAAGTCGCCAAAGGGCTCCAGTTGATAAAACGCCATCCACTCGGTGAGCTCATCCGAGCCAATGCGAGCCAGTAACTCCCGCACTGGCAGACCCAAAGCCAGCGCCAGGCGAAACACAAAGCGCCGGGCGGGGCTGACGATCAGGCGTTTTTTGCGGCTTGTGCCTCATCGGTGCCGATGCCGTTCAGGCGCTGGGCCACGGCAAACACCCGGTCAAGCGCCCGGGCACTTTTACGGCCCAGAGCGTCGATCTCACCATCCAGGAACAAACGCTCGCCAGACTCATCACACAAGGTGAGCGCAACCAGACGCGCGCGGACGTTGTGCATGCGTTGGTCTTTGGACGACGGGACGGATTCTTTTGTGATCAGGCTGGCTTCGAAGGCATCGCGGTCGGTACCGGTCATGGTGCGCACATGCACCACACCGCCCCACTCGGGAACGCTCACGACTTCACGCGGCAAATCATCGGCGGCCAGGATGGCCTCTTTGGACAGGAGATTCATGGTTTTAGCTTTCTGTGATGTCGCCGTCGATTTCAATGGTCACGCTGGCTTCAACCACCGCGTCCACGCCGCCTTGCACGCTGAACTGCGTGACGTAGCCGTAAAAAGTCCAGGTAGCGGCTGCCACATCGGTGAAAGTGATCCGAAACTGGCGACGGATGCGGTTGGCGCGGTCGTTGCGCAAGCCCTGGTGCACTGCGTCTTCGGGGTTGTAGTGCAGGCTGAGCGAGAGCTGCCCTTCGTCGCGCAGGCCCACTCGTTTTTCTTTGGCCGTGGAGGCCAGATTGGTCACATCGATGACCGAGGCCTGGCCCCCGGGCCCCTGAAACGAGACCACATTGGGGATGGTTTCAAAGGTGGTGGTGCCAAAGCGGGCAATGGCAATGCCCTGTGCGGTGATGGCGGTGCTGCTCATGCACATGCTCCTTGTTTCATGTTGAACTGCCCTGTCGGTAGTAGGTGTAGTCCACGCTCACCCGGTACAGCCGGGCCTGATCTTCAAATTCACTGAGTCCCATGCGCACATCGGCAACGGTGCTCTTGTCCGCCAAAAGCGCCGCCAGGACCTGGTCTTGTAGGTTCAAGGCCTCCTGGTACGTTCTGGCGTAGGTGTCGACCTGCACGCGCACGCGCTGCAGGCCTCGTGATAAGTTGAGCCCATCGATGCCGAAGATGTGTTCCTGCGCGATGGGCGTGTAGACGATGGTCGGGTACTGGGTGTTTTCTGCAGCGACAAGCGCGTAGACCTCACCTGCGGCCAGATCCTTGATGGCGTCATAGAAATCCTGCACGGCTATTTCCGGGAGAGCTTGCTGGCTTCCATCTCGATACGCTCGCTCAACCGGTCCTTCATGGCCTGCCCCGCTTCGCGCCGCCTGGCTTCCAGGGCAGGTCTCAGGAATGGCCGTGCGCGCATTTTTCGGGTGCCAAACTCCACGAAACGCCAGTACCAGGCATCTTGTGAGAGGTTGCCCTTTTTGCCCTGCTTGCGATACTTCTTGCCGTGGCGCACGGTCACAAAGAAGGTCTGACGCGTGAGACTGGAGAGCTCTGGGATGTGCTTCATGATCACCGAGCGCTTGAGGGTGCCCGGTGGTGGCTGGTTCGGCCCCAAAGACTGGACGGCCTTGGGTGCCCGGGCACGGGCTTCGTCCCGGACAACCTTGGCCCCTGCGTAAACTGAGACGCGCAAGCCGTTTCTGGCGACACGCTCTGGCAATTCACGCAGGGCTTTGCCCAGTTCGGCCAGGCCCTCGATCTTGAAGGTTTCACGTTTAGCCATCGTCAAGCCCTTCCGAGGCCAACAAGATGAGTTTGACCCGCCGCTCGTCCTCGTCCAGAGCCGAATGGATGTTGAACACCCGGGCTTTGTAGAGCACGCGCATCTGGGCCACTTGCTGGGGGTTGTCAAAAAGTCTCTGGTGGCGAACTGTGATCTGGTGAGTGAGATCTGCCGAGATGCGCCCAGCAATCACCGCTTCACGCCCAGACAGAGGCTGGATATCGGCCCAGACGGTCGCCACATCGAGCCAGGTTCGGCAGGGGCCGCCCAAGCGGTCTTTGGTGGTGCTGGGGCGCTGGACTTGGATGCGTCGCGTCAACGCGCCAGCTCCGATCGGGTTCATAAAAGCCTCATATCAGGGGTACCTTGTAGGGGTCGAGCAGGCCGTCGACAAAAGGCAAGGGATCAATGCGACCTCGGGCCATCGACGCGACTTCTTCGCGGTGGGCGTAGAGACTGCCCAGGCGCAGCTTGATCCAGCTTTTGAGGCCTTCGGGCACTTGCTCTGCACCGCCATACCCGGCATCAAAGACCACCGAGACGGCTCCGATTTGCGGAAGAGATACGGGCCAGATCTGACCAAACACTGGCGTGATGCGGGCAGGCTCGCAGGCACTGTCGACGGC